TTCCCCGCCGAACAGTCCGGCGGCAAGCATCGGATCATACCCGTAGCGGGATACTGCGATCTGTTGAGCGAGTTGACTCGGGGAATAATCCAACGCTTCGCTGACCTGACGATACGGGTCAACTTGCGAGGCGATGTCTGAACGCAACTGGGCTTCAATCGGTGCTTCTCGCCGTCTCAGTTCAGCTTCACGTTCACCGGTCAACTGTTCGCTGCGGTCACGGAACATTCGACTGCCAACATACTGGGCGATCGGATTCTCGGATTGGGACAACCTTTGACCGATCGGGGATGCCATCCGCTGTTGGCGTCGCATCTCGGATGCGGTCTGCGATTCTGCTGTACGCAACTGCCGGTCAGCGGCACCGTACAGTTGTGCTTCGCTGATCGCAGCCTGCTGGGCGGCTTGCCGTGCAAGGTCGGCGATCCCGAACGCCTGCCCTTCGACCGCAGCCTGACCGTATGCGGCGGTCGGGAACCCGCCGTACTTCATGCCGTAGCCGGGGGCTTGCGGGCCGAGCAGATAGGAGATCAACGCACCCTGATCGACGGGTGCCGGTTGTGTTGATTGGGGGAGAGCAACATAGGAGACGCCTGCACGGTTGGCGACATCCTGGTTGGTGACGCCTCGAGGGCCGGTGCGCGGTGCCATCAGAAACCGAGCCTACGTTCTTGTGTATCCGCAGACCCGTATCTGCGGGTGGCGGGGCTAGTGGCGTTCATGATGCGTCGTTCGTTGGCGTCAGCTGAGCCGATCATCATGCGGGTCGGGGTTGCAGCCTGACCGAACTTCAAGCCTTGCATGGCGAGCAGTTCTGCGAGGGTAGGCACCCGAAAACTGTCGTATGGGTTGACATACGACGATCCACCACCACCGCTACGGGCTTCACGGGCTTTGCGTACTAGGATGTCACCGAGGCCGGTCGCATAGTCGCGCATCGCATTTGCTTGGGCGACAGCTTGTGCGTTCGCCGGGTTGTACACCTCGTTGAACCGATCCTCGTACATGGCGAGCGTGTCGCCGGACGGGGCGAGACGGGCGGTCGCAGCCTCACGGGCGCGACGATCTAGGTCAGCCATCATGGCGGCGGCTCGTGCGCTTCGGTCGGCGATCTGCTGTGCGAGTTCCTGCGGGGTGGCCATCAGCGTCCTCGACGATCTCGGCTCGTTTCACGGCGCATCAGGTCACCCAAACCTGCGAAGTTGACTTTGGAGAAGTCGTACACGGGAGGCTTGTTTGCCAGACGGCGTTCGTTCGCATCGACCGAACCGATGAGCATCCGGGTCGGGGTGACTTGGCTGGCAGGGGTGGCCGGACGGGCGGGGCTACCGGGGGCAGCAGGAGTACCGCCACCACCACCGCCACCACCGGACGACGAGCCTCCACCGCTGGAGCTGAGCGCAGCCATCTGCTGAGCCAACGTCAGGTCAGCCTGATTGTAGGCACCCAGTTTCGCCATCTCGGCGGCGGTCCGTTCAGCCTGCTCTTCAGCGGTCAGTTCGGTGCGATAGGTGTTCGCTTCGCCGGAACGCAGGATGCCTCGAGCCTCCATGTTGGATTCCAGTTGACGGTTAGCGACACCGAAACGTCGGGCAAGGTTCGCCAACGCCGTGTTGTAGGCGATGTCTGCGTTCTGTTTGGTGAGGTTCGCCTGCTTGTCGTAAAACTGGGCGGTTGCGGTTTGGGCCATAGAAGTCTCCGTCGAAACCTACGGCTATCCAGCCTTCGGGCGTTTCCGCGTCAGTTTAGCAGGTGCGGGTGCAGCCCCGTGAGCAGGGCCGTTCACATGGTCGGACAAGTCAGAACGCACCTGACGGATGTCCTTACGAATCTCCGATGACACCAGATCAAGGCGGTCCATCACATTGTTGTGGTCCCGCTGGTTCTCTTTGCGTCCCTTCTCGACGAGGATGGCGAGAATGGTGAACGCCCCACCGATGACGGCGACCACGACCGCTTCCATCAGCCGAACATGACCTTCCAGGTGACCGGTCCGACGATGCCGTCAGGGGTGATGTTACGGGCCATCTGCCATTCCTTCACCCGATAGTCGGTTTTAGGGCCGAACTCTCCGTCGGGTTTCGCTCCGATCGCAGCCTGCACCAATGCGACGGCCGGTCCTTTGGAGCCGAGCTTGACGGGCTGACCGGGATAATCGAACTTGAGTCCGTCGCTGATCTCGCGGGTCGGGGTGGGGGTAGGGGCGGGTGCGCCTCCGAGGCTGGCGAAAGCCTGCTCATAGTAGGCGGGGTTGTCGGCGTGGGTGGGGGCGATCTCGACGTGGAACCAGTCGCCGCCGGGGGAGCCGATGGTGTTCTTGGCGTACACCTTCCATGCGGAACGATCACACCGCCAGCCGCGTCCGAACGGGGCGAGATGGTAGTCGTGGATTTCCTCGATCAGGAACAGTTCGGCGTTCGCCACCCAAAAGTCGACGACCTGGCAGGCGGTCTGATAGTTGCCGAACCCTTTGCCCTTGTTCGCTCGCCACGACAGGTCGGCGGCACGGCCGGTTCCGTGGACGGACGGCTTCGGTGCGCCGGGGGTGTTCATGTTGCGAACCGACCAGGTGCCGTTGTTCCACACACCGTTGTTGAAATGCTTGATGGTGAGTTCAACGAACTTTTCGAGGCCAGCTCGTTTGCCGGTCGCGTTCGCGTCCCATCCTGTGTATTTGCGTCCCATTCCCAGAACGCTAGCAGGTGGAACCGGTCAGTTGTCTACGGTTGTGGCGCGGACGAACATGTAGCAGTTGTCGGGGAGGACTTCCTGCAACGTTTTCATCACTTCGTAGACGACCTGTTCGCCTCCGTCGATCGGCGGTTCGTCGCCTTCAGGGGACTTGTAGCCGGGGATGTCGGGGGGTAGATGGTCGACGGTGACGGCGAGGACCAGGGTGGCTCGGACGGTGGGCATTGGCAGGCTCCTTGTTAGTCGTCTTTACGGTTGCCTCTTGTGGCAACGATGCCGACGGCGGCACCAACCAAGGTGTAGCAGATCGGCCCCAAGATTTCAAGCATCGCTTTGTCGTTGGGGGATTGGGCGTCAAGAGGCTGGACGACGAACAGGAGTCCCCACAGCATGGTGACGACGATCAGTCCGACGATGACGATCAAACCGATCCCGACGTAATACCGGAGGCGGGCGTCAAGTTCTTGGGCGGTCATCCGCTCTTTACGGGGTCGGGGTGCCATCCGTTCCCTGACATTCGGCTGTTCCGGCGTTGGCTGGGTTGTCACAAGGGTACCTGTACCTATCTGAACATTGGCTCAATACGGCACAAACTAGCACGATGATCGCGCTCGAGAGTGTCTTTCGGCTTCTGCTCATGCTGCCAGTCTAGTCGTCGGACAACAGCTGGGAGCCAACGTAGAAGGCGATGCTGGCCAGCGAGATAATGAGAGCCTGATTCCGGGTTTCGCCGGACAAGGTGATGAGGACGAGGGCGAGTGACCCTGCCATCACCCCGGTTTCAATGACGACTTTGGGTAGTTTCTTCATGGTTTTCTCCTGCTAGTGGGGGTGGGGATGGCGACGAGGGTGGTCGCGGTGACCGCTACGAGGGTGCGTCGGGTGCCGACCGGGACGACGGAGCCGAGGGGGACGTAGGTGTCAAACTGGCCGGAGAACACGTCGACCTGCTGCTCAAACTCGGCTTTCACCTCGTCAGGTGCTTCTGACAGGACTGCTGACAGTTGTTCGGCTTCGGCGTCGGTGAGCGGAGTGTCGGTGATGGTGGCGATCAGGTCTTCCACCTCGGTTTCTGACAGACCGTCAAAAACGGTGGGGTCTGCTAAGACGCTGGTCAGAGCCTCATTCTCGGGTGGGAGGCTGCTTGTCGGTGGGGTGGTTGGCTCGGGAACGGAGGTACTGGTCGATGTCTCCGACAAGGTCGGCGGGATCGTAGTCGACAAGGTCGTTGTGCTGGTCGTCGTCGGTGTCGTCGTCGTCGTAGGAGCCGAAAATGCGGTCGTACTGCTCGACGGCCCAACGGTAGAGGTCGTGGTCGTCGGGGCCGATGTAGTGGACGAAGATGATGCCGGGGGAGGTTCCGTGGCAGGGGCAGTCGGGACGGGGACAATGGTAGTAGTTGTCGTCGTCGGGACTGTGGATGTTGTTGAAGCTTCCCATGTGGTGGTCGTTTCTTCCGGCAGAGTTGTTGTCGTCTCTGGAATGGTAGTCGTCGGCGGGATCGTGGTGGGGGATGTTTGGTCGGGTGTCGCGTTGATGTCCACCCGATACGAGGTGCCATACCAGCGGTTCGGGTCGTGGCAGCAGACGCCGGTACGAAGCCGGTAGGAGCCTGCTGGGAGCGGATACTCGATCCAAGAGTCCAAACCGAACCAGTCGTCGTTCTGGGTGAGCAGACCCCCATCTTGGTCGTACAACCACAGCATGGAGTCGATCCCATACTCCCATGCGTAGGTTCGGGCTTGGAACACGGTCGGCTCGGTGAACGTGAACCATAGGTCGTTCGGCCCAGTAACAACGGTTTCTTCTGCGCGGGCAGGCTGCACCCACGCCAACAAGCAGACCAGCAGGACTGTTAGACGCGGTACATGTTTCACCGCATCAGATTACACCCTCACTTTTTTCGGGTTGGGTGGAGCAGACCGTCGAGCGTTTTGATCGCCCATGCGAGTTCTTGTTCTTCTTCAATGCCTCGAGGGGTGCAACGTGTCAGGAACTTGTAGACGATTCGTGCCAGCCGGACTGGAATGTTCATCGGGAACCTCGAGAAGATAGATGACCTTTTGGACCATCTTGACAGGGATGTGGAGAACCGAGTCTACACACGCTTCCGGGGTCCACGATTGGGTGATGGAAACGTGTTTCGCTTTGCCGCCTAACCGGCGATCCAACAGGAATCCGACGCTGAACACCTCATACGGTTCGTCGTCGTCCATTTCTTCGAGGCGCGTCCATTGGCTGGTGCCAGCGTGTGCGTCATGCCAGATGACAAGAACCGGTTTCACCACTTTTCTCGCTTCCTGTCCAAGCTGAACACGGGTGCCTGAATCGTAATCCCATGCTCGGGGGTGACGATAGCAAGAGCCTGCTGAGGGGGTTCATGCCCGAAGTTGGACACCCACGCGTATTCGTCGGTGCCTTTCAGGCTGCCGTTGACGATCAGACCGGGGGTTTGGATCAGTTGATGCCAATGCCCCATCCACAGGGTGGTGAACGGGGTGCCGGTGTCGTTCGCCCGCTGGGCTTTCCGGGCGCGCATCCGCATGATCGGAGGCCAGATACCGCCGATACCGCCACCGCCGGACACCTGGTCGCCGTGGGTTAGGAGATGATGCGACCCGTAGATCGGGATCAAACAGTCGGTGTTTTCCCCCACCTGGAACGTGAACCGCTTGTCGGACGCCAAATGCCGTTCGATCATCTTGGCGAGCAGCCAATCGAAGTTGGTTCTGGCCCGCAGTTTCGCTCGAGGTTTCCGGGTCATACGCCCGTGGTTGCCCATGACGGCGGCGACATGGACTTTCCCGAATTCGTCGGCGAACACGTTCAGGGCGGCGCACAACTGTTCCGACCAATGGAGCAGGGAGCCGAGCATCGTGTCCTCGTTCGTTTGGGCGAGTTCCTCATGGATGTCGCCGGAGAAGATGTCGCCCCCCAGCATGATGACTACCCCGTCGTAGGTGACCCCGGCGAGATAGTGGCGGGCGATCTTGATCGCGTTCTGCGCCCATGCCTGTAACCGGAGTTCGGCGATACGCCGGTTGTAGGCGTTCAGCCCACCAACTTCCTCGGGTAGCACCACCTCATCAAAGTGGGTGTCGGACAGCAGAAGCGTCAAAGTGGCGTGTTTCTTGCGTCCTGATGGGGGTGTGACCAGCCACTTTGGGGGTTGCAACGTGGCGGTGGTGGCGGCGTCAATCAGGTTGAGGGCGCGTTCCAGTTCCTCGAGCCGTTCGATCAGTTTCAGGTTTTCGGCGTTCGCCTGGTCGCGTTGACGGCGTATCCGGTTGACCGAGGTCAGATCGTTGTTCTCGGCGTTGATGTCGTCAGCAAGGCTCACAGGAACATTCTTTCTTCCGGTGGCGGGGGATGGACGACTGTTTCACTTCGTGACCCCGGTTGCGGAGCGCACGGATGATCGCCGAATGTTGGATGCTCTGGTCGGCGAAGGCAGCCTCGAGGTCGGCTCGGTCTTGTGGGCTGAGCGTCGCTATCAGTTGGCCGACCCAACAGTTCGGGTTGGCCCCTCGACCGTTTTCATGTCGGATGTCGTCTAGCAGGCTTTTCTTTGTCATGTCCCCTCCTGACAGGTGTTGAGGTCAGCCTATTGGATTATTGCCCTGTGGTGGTGGATGGTGGGGTAGGCCAGGTGATGTCAGGGCTGGTGCCGTCGTAGGTGGCCATCAGGTCACGCAACTGTTGCCGGTAGGTTGCCCATTCGGTTTTGCGTGGGTCCGGCGAGTCCGGCAGTTGAGTCCAGTCGCTGTGAAGTAGCAGGTTGTTGCGGTAAAACCGGACGAGTTCGATCCGCTGTTCGGGTGTCCATGAGGACACGAAGTCAGGGTAGAACGGCAGTTGGTCAAAGGGGATGAGCATGGTTCACGTCTTGATGATGTAGTTCAGCACGATGTACGGCTGAAGGTTTGTGTGGGATGACGTAGCGTTGGCTGCGGTGTTGTTGCTTACGGTAATGCCAGTCGTATTCAAGTTGGTATTTACCGTCGATGCAAGAACACCAGTATTGGTCGTGGTCTGGAAACCAGACACAAGGGCGGTCTGAACAAAAAACGACCAGACGTTCAGCGAATGAAAGTGACCTGGATCGCTAATTGGGTGTGTGTGTGCAGGCAGACCCGATTGTGCAGATGTCAGCGTTACGCTCTCTTGACCGCCCGTAAGACCGAGTGCCGAAAAGGTTCCGCTTGCAGCTTTGCCGACCGCAACACGCGTACGAAGGTCTGGAATGTTGAATGTCGTTGTTCCGTTTCCAGGCCCATAAGTGGTGCTGATAATTGCAAACAGGGTTGAATAAGTGCTTCGGGAGATAGCGGTGCCGTCGCACAGCAGCCATCCGCTTGGTGCGGACGATCCTCCGTACTGCATGATGCACCCGGCAGGGACAAGGCTTGTCAAAGCAACGGTGCCAGTTTCGTTTGGCAAAGTCAACGTGCGGTTGAGCGTCAACACATCTGGGATCAGTTTGACTGTCGCCGAACCCGTTCCACCGGCACGACCAGCGAGCTGAATACCGTCCTGAGTGGCGGCTTCACGAATCACCATGTTGCCGACAACATCAAGGTTTGATGTTGGGGACGTGACATTGATACCGACACGGTTGTTGGTTGTGTCTACTTTCAGGACGTTCGTGTCAACTGTCAGGTCGCCTGTCACCGCAAGCGATGTGAGGGTTCCGACGCTGGTCAGCGACGAATTCACCACGTTCGAGGCGAGAGTCGTACCGGTCAAAGCGTTCGCATCGGCTGCCCCCGGTGTCGACGGGGCGAACTTGGTGCCGTTGTAGGCAAGAACCTGATTCGAGGTCGCACCCGTCGTGTCAATCTCGATGCCGTCCACCGTCAAAACCGAGGTGGCAGTCGTACCGGTAATCGTCGCAGATGCCGCCCCGACACCGTTAGTGACAGTCACCGCGTTCAAGCTGGCTGTCCCTGTGGTCGTCAACGCTGCGAACTGGGGGGAGTCGGCGATACCGACAGCCTGCCCGATAGCGACCGTCGGCGACACCCCTTCGCCCGACCCGTTGGTGACGGTGACACCAGTACCGGCCTGCAACGTCGCCACATAGTCGCCGGTCGTCTTGGTGCCGAGCGCAACCGAGTCGTTCCCGATGTTGCTCGAGGGGACAGTACCGGTCAGCTGGCCTGCGGGGATCGAGGTCAGTCCGGCCCCGGAGCCGGTGAACTGTCCGGCGGTCGTCTCAATGTTGCCGACAATACTGATGCTGTTCGGGGAACGGACTTGGTCGTAGGCGTTGACAATAAGTTCGCCGGTTGACGAGTTGATTCGGGCGGCGTAGGCGATCACCTGAATCACGTCGGACGCGCCGGTTGGGCGGGTGTTTGTCAGCCCTCCGCTCGCCCCCACATACAGGGGCTGGGACAGCGTGTAGGCGTTCGTGTTGATGCCGTCCAGGTTGCCGATGACGATCATGTGGCCGGTGTCGCCTTGTGCGAGCGTCGTTGAGGTCACTCCGACCGCAGGCATGGTGGCGGGAGTGTCTGCGCGGGATGGGCTGACCTCAGCGGTTTGTGTTGATCCGACGGTGCCGGTGATGTACACGGGTGTACCGGCGTTGATGGTGGAACCTGAGTTGTTCTTGATGTGGTAGTACAGGGAGCCTGCGAGCGCACCGTGAATGTGGTTCGCATACAAGGTGCCGTCGACGGTCAGGTTGGTGCTGTAATGCCCGTCTCCGGTCACGTCGAGGCTGTATGACGGGGTTGTGTCGTTGATGCCCACCCGATTGTTGGTGGAATCCACATACAGGGTGCCGGAGTCGACGTTCAGCCC